GACCTGTCGATATGGGAACAGTTCAGTTTAGCTGCTTTTATGCAAAGACATTGGGCAGACAACCAAGTAAGTTGTACGGTTACATTCAATCCAGAAACAGAGGGTGAACAAATCGCACCCGCTCTAAATTATTATCAATATCATCTAAAAGGTATTTCCCTTTTACCAAGACATGATTACGGAGCATATCCACAAATGCCGTATGAAGCTATAGATGAGAAAGAGTACAATAAACAAGTAAAGAAGCTTGGTAAACTTTCATTTGGTGTAATCAAACATGAAGAAGCAGAAGTAGATAAGTTCTGTAACAATGACTCGTGTGAGATTATTCCAACAACTGGCGATAATGATGACCAAGACTATGCAAATTAAACTTGCGGACAGGCAGACGACACACCTGTGGAAAAATGTGTCTTAACTCAGTTAATGAAAACACAAGGAGACGTTTTTATGAATAAACGTAATCTAATATCATCATTGCTAGTATTCCTCACACCGATTTTCCTTTTCGGACAATCAATTAGTGGGACTATTAGTGGTGAGGATAAGCCTTTGGTTGGAGCTAACATTGTCATTGAGGGTAGTGAGATAGGAACTGTATCAGGAGTTGATGGTGCTTTTTCTATTGAGGTTCCTGCTGGTGAACACAATGTTATCGCTTCATTCATTGGGTATTCACCTGTAACTCAAGTAGTTATAGTGGATTCAAGTGATGTGGTAGTTGATTTCTCATTAGAGATTGATGCTATCGCTATGTCAGCATTAGAGGTTCTTGCTTCTAGAGCTGATGAAACAACACCTGTGGCTTACACTAACGTTAGTAAAGAAGAGATGGAAATCAGACTTGGTTCACAAGACATTCCAATGATTCTTAATACTACACCAAGTGTTTACGCTACACAACAAGGTGGTGGTGCTGGTGATGCTCGTATCAATGTACGAGGTTTCAACCAAAGAAACGTTGCTGTTATGATTAATGGTGTTCCTCAAAACGATATGGAAAACGGTTGGGTCTATTGGTCTAATTGGGATGGTGTAGGTGATGCTACATCCTCTATCCAAATGCAGAGAGGACTATCAGCAGTTAACTTGGCAACTCCATCAATTGGTGGAACTATGAACATAATCACAGACCCTGCAGCGCAGGAGAAAGGTGGTAAGTTCAAACAAGAAGTAGGAGAGGGTGGATTTCTAAAATCTACTATCAACTATAACTCAGGTCTAATCAATGATAAGTTGGCAATAAGTGGAACAATTGTTCGTAAAACTGGTGATGGTCTCATCGATGGAACATGGACAGACGCTTGGGCTTATTATTTAGGAACATCATATGCTATTAGTGATGACCAAAGGGTTGAACTATATGCTATTGGTGCTCCACAGAGACATGGACAGAACCTATACAAACAGAACATAGCTACTTACTCTCAGGAGTTGGCTGGTAGTATCGATGGATACAACGACTCAGCTTACGTTGCGGGAGAGAAGTTTGAAACTGAAGCTGGTAGGTTCTACAACCAAAATTGGGCTCCTGTTAGTTCCGACTACAAAGGAAAACAATATTGGTATATGTATGGTGCGAAGACTACCGATAGGTATAATCCTAATATGTTAAATGAAAGAGAAAACTTCTTTCATAAACCACTTGTAAACCTAAATCATTTCTATGATATCAACGATGACATTAGATTATCATCTGTTGCTTATTGGAGTGGTGGTTCTGGTGGTGGTACAGGAACCTATGGTAGTGTTAGTAGAACACCTGCAGTAGAGGGAGAAAGATGGTATGCATCTTCACCTTGGATGTGGGATTGGGATGGAGAAATAGCTGAGAACTCTGCTAATGTAGATTCTGCTTTCTCTGATACCGAAAATCGTTCTACAGGCATCCTAAGAAACTCAATCAACAGACAAGATACCTATGGTTTGATTTCAAAATTAAACTATGATGTATCAGATGAGCTTGAAGTTCAGATTGGTATTGATTGGAGAACTGCTGGTATTGAACATGCTAGAGAAGTTCGTGACCTACTCGGTGGAGACTACTATGTAGACTTTGCTGACGATAACGCTCCTGATGGTAAAGTTGTTAGGTTAGGTGATATCATTGCCTATCACAATGAAACCACAGTAGATTGGTTCGGTACTTTCTTACAAGGTCAGTATGACACAGAGAAATTTAATCTTTATGGTATGGGTGGTATTTCAACTATTGCTTATACCTATCAAGACCACTTCTCTGTAGAAAAAGAAGTTGTTGAGGCTGATGCTATTACAACCTTTCAAGTTAAAGGTGGTGGTAGATACAATCTTGATGACAGACTATCAGCATTTGCTAACATCGGATATGTTCAAAAACCACCAATCTTAGATAATGTGATTGACTATGATGGAAATGTATCACAGAATCCAGACAATGAGAAATTCACATCTTTTGAAATCGGTGGAGAATATGGAAGTGAGTTAGTTGCTATCAAAGGTAGTTACTACAATACACAATGGCAAGATAGAAACCTTACTAAATCTGTTTCAACAGGTCAAGGTTCATCAGGTGATACTGATATCATCTATCTTACAGGTGTAAATCAATCACACTCAGGTGTAGAGATTGAATCTAAAGTCGCTCTACACGAAATGGTTGACTTAGATGTCTCCGTTAGTGTTGGTGATTGGTACTTTGATGGTGATGCTAAAGGTGATTATACAGAGATGGAATACAATGAAGAAGGTCAGATTATCGGTCAGACCTCTACAGAGTATCAGTATGCTCTTAATAACCTTAAAGTCGGAGACATGCCACAAACTGCTTATGTTGGTGGACTAACCATTAAACCTATCGATGGGTTAAGGGTGCAAGGTCTTTATAGATGGTATGATAACCACTATTCAGATTGGAGTCCTGATTCTCGTGAGGTTGAAGGTGATGCTGACAGAGCACAAGTATGGAAGACTCCATCTTATGGTAAGTTAGATATGCATCTATCTTACAAACTACCAGAGATTGCTGGTTTAGATATGACACTTAGTGGTCATATATTTAACGTTCTTGACGAAGTTTACGTTCAGGACGCTGTTGACAATAGTAAATACAATGGGTATGGTGACAAAGTTCACGCAGCTCATAATGCTGAAGTCTTTTTGGGTACACCAAGAAGTTTCAACTTAGGACTATCTGTCAATTTCTAATAGATAAACTTGGGGGAGTTTCGGCTCCCCCTTTATCATAGGGTTATTATGAAAAAAATTATACTATCATTACTACTATTATTCTCTTGTGAGGAAAACAAGGGAGATAAGATTGCTAACATCGAAGTTACGATGTTAAGGATACCATACATACCTTTAAACTATTACATTTGGGAAACTCCAACCTATATGTACGGAACATTAGAATCTGATAACTTTGATGTTGAGGGTATGGTTGTCAATTGGTTTAGTGATATGTATTGGGATGAGAATGATTCCAGCGGTTACTATAAACTACTGTGTGGTAGATGTGATGAAGCGGTTTGGTATGATATGGATGGCTCTACTGATACCACAACCATTGATATAAATGAACTTAGATGGGTTACACAGAGAAGTTCTGTTACCGATAGTCTTGGAAACTTCTACAATGTTCTAACACCTGTTACCACTATGATTGGACACGATGGGTATGGTAGCTGGATGTGGTTATGGTGGTCTATAGAAGGAACAGTTATAGACTCACAAGAAATTTATTTAATGTATTAAAAAAAACACTTGACTTTTATTGTTTTTATTCGTAGCTTTAAGTGTTGAAAATGGGGATTTTATAATCTAAATGTATCAAAATTGTTATTTCGATAATAAAAAACAAACAGTTCATATTTGGGATGATGAGAAAGGTTATTTCACATTACCATATAAAAGATATGCCTATGTAAAGGATAGGAACGGACATCATATATCTCTGTATGGGGATAGACTTAGAAAGGTTTATCGATTTGAACCAGACACACCAAACTTATTTGAATCAGATGTACCACCAGAAACTCGTACATTGGTTGACCAATATCCTGAATCAGAAGAACTATCTACAGGCCATCGTATACTCACAATCGATATTGAGGTTGAGGTTACTGATGGGTTTCCATATCCAGAAGACGCTAATGATAAGATAACTGCTATCGCAGTTCATGACTCAGGTGAGGATGAGTATTATTGTTTCGTATTGGATGATAAAAAGAAACTTACTTTACAATCAAAGGATAATGTGATTATCGAATCTTTTGATAGTGAGTTTGATTTACTACAAAGATTCTATTTAAAATATTTAGATTGGAAACCAACCATCATCACAGGTTGGAACTCCGATACTTTCGATATGCCTTACTTATTTAACAGAGCCTCTAAGATAATTGGTTCAGATATAGCTAATCTGATATCACCGATAAGGGAAGTCAAATGGAACAAACATCGTAAGAGGTATATGTTCGCTGGTGTTAGTTGTTTAGATTACCTAGCTCTGTACAAACTATTTACATACACTCAGCTATCCTCTTACAGATTAGATGCTGTAGCTGAGCATGAACTAAGTGAGAAGAAGGTAGAGTATACGGGCACACTCAATGACTTATACGAAAACAATATAGATAAGTTTGTTGAGTACAACATACATGACGTTAGGCTTGTAAAAAGATTGCATGATAAGTTGGACTTCATCGATATGGCTCGAGGTGTATGTCACGTAGGTCACGTTCCTTATGAGGATGTTTATTTCTCATCTCGTTATTTGGAAGGTGCTATATTAGTTTACCTGAAGAACATAGGTGTAGTAGCTCCAAACAAACCACCAAGAGTTGAGAAGCTGGATGGGGATAAGTTTGCTGGTGCTTATGTACAACCACCACAAAGAGGTAAGCATGATTGGGTGTTTGACTTGGATATTACTTCTATGTATCCATCTGTTATTATGTCTTTGAACATATCACCTGAAACAAAGATGGGTAAGATTGTCGGTTGGGATGCTGAAGAATATATCAGAGGAGATAAGAAAACATACACTCTTAAAAATGATGATAAAGAGATGGGTAAACTTACAGAAACAGAACTGAAGGATTTCTTAGACAACAATAAGGTTTCTGTATCTTCTAATGGTGTGATGTATCGTAGCGATAAGAAAGGGTTGATTCCAGCTCTATTGGAGAAGTGGTTCGATACTCGTGTAGAGTATAGAAAGTTGATGAAGAAGTTTGGTGACGCTGGTGATAACGAAAAGTATACATACTTTAAAAGTCGTCAGTTGATTCAAAAGGTTGTTTTAAACTCACTCTATGGTGTATTGGGTTTACCTGTATTTCGTTTCTATGACTTAGATAACGCCGAAGCTACCACACTTACAGGTCAGGAACTGATTAAGTTTACTAGAAAGATTGGTAATCACTTCTACAACAAAGAGTTAGGAGATACAAAGGATTATTGTATTTATATCGATACAGATTCAGTATTCTACTCAGCTCTTCCAATAATCCAAAAGAGGTTTCCTACTATGGATATAGAAAGTGAAACTATGATGAGTAAGAGAATATTGGATGTAGCTGATGAGATGCAGGGGTTTCTAAATAAGTCTTACGATTACTTTGCTGGTAAGTTCTTAAACTTAGACAAACATAGGTTTGAGATAAAGCAGGAGTTAATAGCTAAATCAGGTTTGTTCATTGTAAAGAAACGATATGGTATGAAGATTATCAATGACAATGGGGTAAAAGTAAACAAACTACATGTAAAAGGTTTAGACTTAGTTCGTAGTAACTTTCCAAAGGCTATGGGTGAACTACTGAAAGATGTGTTGGAAGATATCCTAGCTACTGTACCCAAAGATAAGATTGACGAAAGAATAATAAACTTTAAGGAGTCTATGAAGTTGGTAGACTTTGATAGGATAGCGATGCCGACAGGCGTAAAGAACCTAAAGAAGTATAGTGCTGGTAAGAATGGTAAGTTTACTCAGTTCGCTAAGGGTTCACCGGCGCATGTAAAAGCTGCTATAACCTACAATGATTTGTTAGGACACTTTGGGGTTGGAAATAAATACGAAAAGATAAGTAACTCAGAAAAGATTAGATGGGTTTATCTAAAACAGAATGAGTTAGGATTAGAGTCTTGTGGTTACAAAGGTTATGAAGACCCACCACAGATTATAGAGTTTATTAAAACTAACATAGATTATAAAAAGATGTATGCTCAGATGTTGGAGAAAAAGATAATGATGTTTTACGACACATTGAAATGGAATGAGCCTGTAAATAAAAAGACATCTATGGAAAGATTTTTTTGATTTTGGTAAATAACTTTGATATGTATATATGTATATATCGATTAACTAATAAGGAGTAATAAATGAATAAACATTCGTTAAACCGTTTCATAGAAAAATATTATCTTGGTGGGAATTGTTCATCTGTTGTTATTAATAGTAGAGGAGATTCTCTTTCTACTAGATTTATCACAGGCGACAAAAACTTACTTGGTGAATTAAGTATGTCCGGTTGGAGTTTTGACGAAGCTGATTTGGGTGTATACAACACAGAGCAGTTGGTAAAACTTCTATCGGTTTTGTCTGATAATATATCTATGAACCTAACCAAAGCTGGTGAAAAAGCAGTATCACTAAAGATATCAGATACAAAGTCTGATGTGAACTATATGTTATCAGATTTGTCTGTTATCAGTTCACCACCTAACCTAAAGTCTATACCTGATTTTGAGGTAAAGATTAAAGTTGACAAATCATTTATGTCAAAGTTTGTCGCGGGTAAAGGTGCTCTAACAGATACAGATAACTTTACAGTCATCACAGATGATGAAGGTGTAAAGATTGTCATCGGTTATGCTGAGATTAACACTAATCGTGTTACTCTTCCTGTGGAAACAGAATCTTATGATAAGATTGAGAATGTTTCTTTCAATGCTAATCTGTTCAGAGATGTATTGGTAGCTAACAAAGAATGTGAAAGTGCTACGTTAGAAGTAAGTTCGCAAGGTTTGGCTCGTATCAATTTTAAGATTGATGAGTATGACGCTACTTATTACTTAGTTGCTGATACAGATGTGTAATGGAAACCTATGTAGATAAATCACAAGTCTCAGTAAAGCCGGTTCATAAGAACTTGGCTAGAGATATGATTATCCGTAACCATTACAGTGGTAAGATGTCGGCTTGTAGATATACTCTTGGAGTTTTCTACAAGTCCGATAACCATAAATTCTTTGATGGTGAAACAGAGGATTTCATTGGGGTGGCTTGTTATGGTTTTCCTGTAGGTAGAAGGGTTATCGGTTCTATATTTAAAGATGAGATAATACAGAATAAGAATATCTTAGAACTAAAAAGATTATTTATTCACGATGGTTATGGAAAGAATATAGAATCGCATGTGATATCATCCACATTTAAATGGATGAAACAATATGCACCAGATATAAAGGTTCTTATATCTTATGCTGATCCTGAACAAGCGCATGATGGTGCTATCTATCAGGCCACCAATTGGATTTATCAAGGTTGTGGAGACTTTCAAATGGCTCCTACATATTCGTTAAGATTAAAAGAGGATGGTGATTGGATGCATAGTAGAAATGTATATTCTAAGTTTGGTTCAGCCGCTCCCAAAAATCTAATCAAAGCTATAGGGCATGATTTTTGGTTGAAGAAGGAAGCTAGTAAACATAGATACATTTACTTTCTTGGTAATAAGAAAGAGAATAGACATTTCAAAAAGATGATGAAACATCCTATAATGGACTATCCAAAAAACTATCAACATGATGTTGAGATAACAAAAATAGAAGTGGAAAATAACAAATGGAAAGATTAGAACATAGCTTATGGGTTGAGAAGTATCGGCCTACAACCTTAGACACCTATATAGGTAATGAACATCTGAAGAGTAAGGTGTCTGTTTATCTTGAGAGTGGAGACTTACCACACCTTTTATTATATGGAAAGGCCGGTACAGGTAAAACCACTCTCGCAAAACTATTGGTAAACAATATAGAATGTGACTATATGTATATCAATGCCTCAGATGAGAATAGTGTGGACACAGTTCGTAATAAGGTTCGTGGGTTCGCTTCGACTATGGGTTTTAAGGACTATAAGATAATAATCTTAGATGAGTGTGATTACATCACACCAAATGCACAAGCAGCTCTTCGTAACCTTATGGAGACTTTCTCTAAACATTGTAGGTTTATCCTAACTTGTAACTTTGTAGAAAGAATTATAGACCCGATACAAAGTCGTTGTCAATCATTTCAGGTGATACCACCATCGAAGAAGGAAGTCGCTGTTCATATGACTAACATACTGAAGGAAGAGGGTATAGCTTCTAAGGTAGATGATATAGCTGGATTGGTTAATGCTGGTTATCCTGATATTCGTAGGGTAATAAACTCTTGTCAAAGACAATGTGTCGATGGTATGTTGGTTGTAGATAAACAATCTTTGGTTGAGAGTGACTATAAGATGAAGCTGATGGAAATAATTAAGAAGGAAAATAAGAAGGATGCGTTCAAAGCTGTGAGAAAGTTATTGGCTGATAGTCAAGTAACGGACTTCGCTGAACTATATAAGTTGATGTATGATGAGGTTGATTCGTATGGTACAGGACATATAGCAGAATGTATTTTGATTATAGCTAAGTATCAGTTATCGGATAGTCAGGTAGTTGATAAAGAGATAAATGCTATGGCTATGATAATAGAATTATTAGGAGTAATAAAATGAGTACGAAACCAATGAAACCATTAGGTGGACAACCACCACAACAAGAGATAGATATCAACGATACAGAGACTGTGGTTTGTGATGAGTGTGGAAATGCTACGTTCATTCAATGTTTCTTCCTAAGAAGAATATCACCAATCGTATCACCAACTGGACAAGAAGCTATGGTTCCTATTCAGGTGTATAGCTGTGGTAATTGTGGTAAAGTTCCAGATAAGTTTATGCCAAGCAATGACAGTTAAGAAGAAGAGTTTATTTGACCACGTAAACCAAGTCACATCGGTACAGAATCCTAATTATTGGGATGATATATCTGATGAGGACAAAAAGTCTTGGTCAAACTATATGATAAATAGATTCTTATCTATGAAGTCAGAGTGGACAGATTTGGTTAATGAGGTACAGAAGTATCCGTTAGAACCAAAAGAATTATATAAAGTTTATACAAGTATCTTACCAAAGAAAAAACAGTGGTTAAGATATATCAAAGGAGATAAGAAAATGAAGTATCCTATTTGGGTTTACGAAATAGTTTCTAAACATCTACAATGTAGTATGAGAGAAGCTAACGATGCAGTAGAGATGTATCGTATATCAGCTGGTGGACAATCTGAACTAGCGGACATCATGTTTAAATATGGTGTTGAAGAAAAAGAAGTTAGGAAGCTTGGACTCATCTAGTGTCGGTTACTAACTTCACAGTAGAATCAATACCAAGAAAATCATTAGTACCTTTCGTAGAAAAACATCACTACTCACATAATACAAATGGTGTACAATCGATATACCATTTTGGGTTGTATGGTGAGGGTAACTTTGGTTTACCTAAGATGATTGGAGCAGCTATGTACGCTTATCCATCGATGCCCGATACCGCTAAAAAGTACAATCCAATCAATCCAACTAAGTGTTTGGAACTTAGAAGGTTGGTTTGTATCGATGATACACCTAAGAATACAGAGAGTTACTTTATAGGTCAGACTTTCAAGTGGTTGAAACAGAACACCGATATGGAAGTTGTAGTATCATTTGCCGATGAGCATCACGGACATAAAGGAGTGATATATAGGGCTACTAACTTTGAGTATTGGGGAGAAACAGCTGGTGGTAGGATACTGATTGTGGATGGAAAGGAAACACATAGTCGGTCACTTAATCAGATAAAGAGGCCGTATGGTAGAGAATTGAATCGAAGATATAAAGCTGGTGACGAAAATATATTTTGGAAGAAGACAAAACCGAAGCATATTTATGTATACTATCTAAACAAAAGAATCAAAAGAAAAATAAAAAAGCTTGACTTTATCAAAAAAAAGTCGTAGCTTTATACTGTAAATTGGAGAGTTATATGAAGGTTATAAAAGACACACCTAAAGGAGAACCCAAAGAGGATATCGTATCTTATATGGAAGATAAATATCCTGAGATGACATCGGAGTTCCAAAGGATACAAAGAGAACAATACGAACTCTTTCTACATAAACAACATGACTACGGCCCACAGAACATAGCCGTTGGACAACAATTGGTAAATGAAGAGGAGAAGAGATTATCCCTTATGGGTATTTGGTTTAGGATAAACGATAAGGTAGAACGTATCAAAACCATACTGATGCGTGGGGACAATGGTTCTCTCAAAGGTGAAGGTTTGGTAGATAGTTATTCAGACATATCTAACTATGGAGTCATGGCTCAAGTAGTAGCTAGAGGAAAGTGGGCTAAGTGAAGAAGATAAGCTATAGTCAGTATTCGCTTTGGAAACAGTGTCCCTATCAATGGAAGCTACAATACGTTGATGGTATAAGGGACTATACAGATAGTATACATACCATGTTCGGTACATCGATGCATGAAGTTATACAGACATTTCTAACAGTTATGTATAACGATACAGCAAAGATGGCAGAGGCTCTACCTCTTGAGGATATGTTACTTACGAGAATGAAGAGAAACTTTGAGTCTATTGTAAAATCAAATGGTGGTGAGATGTTCTGTACTGAAAAGGATATGGTGGAGTTCTATCAGCATGGTGTGGAGATACTAAAGTTTATCAGAAAGAAGAGAGCTCAGTATTTTAGTAAGAAGGGTTATGAGTTAGTCGGTATAGAAGTTCCGTTAAACTATGAACTACCCAATAAACTAAAGTTTGTAGGTTTCATAGACATAGTGATTAGAGATACTGTGAGAGATGTGATAAAGATTTACGATATTAAGACATCCACTATGGGTTGGAATAAGTATATGAAAGCCGATAGTAACAAAACAGACCAGCTGTTATTATACAAACAGTTTTACTCAAAACAATTCAATCACCCTATAGATAAGATAGAGGTGGAGTATTTTATCGTCAAAAGAAAGTTGTATGAGAACTTAGATTTCCCTCAGAAAAGGGTTCAGAAGTTCGTACCAGCTAATGGCACGCCGAGTATGAACAAAATGGTTAGTAGGTTCAAAGAGTTCCTAGATGCCACATACGATGATGATGGTAAGATAAAGAATGTTGAGTATAAAAAATGCGTTGGAAAGTGTAAAGCTTACAATAAATGTAAAGACTTGTAATATTTATTATTACACAAAGGAGTATTCAGATGAAAATAAGTTTAAGAATGAACCTTTCTGATTTTATCAATAAGGATTATGAAAAGGATATTATTGAAAAATTAGAGGGCGTACATAATGACGATATAAAATATTACCTTACATTGTGGTATAAAGATGGAACTGTATCACCACAGGATATAAAAAGATTTTTACTAGATTACGAAGCTAACCTACACTTTAAAACAAAGATAAAGGTGGATGAAAAACTACAACCAAACGACTTTATTTGGTACGATATAGTCAGTAGAGAAAATGTAAATCCAAAACAGAATGTTAGATTTCAACATATCTACGATAACGATTCACAGATGTTAAACGCCATAGATGATTTTCATAAAGCAGCTAAGTTCTGTACCTCAGAGAAACCACCAAGAGTTCAAAAGAGAAATGATTATGAGAGTAGCAATAGTAGGAAGTAGACAATACACAAATAGGAAAAGAATACAGGAGTTCGTCTTCAAACTTAAACAGAAGTACGGAGATGAGCTGGAGATAGTAAGCGGTGGACAAAAGGATGGTGCTGATGGATACGCTAAGAAATATGCTTTAGAGTTCGATGTAAAGTACTCAGAGTTTCCACCATCACATTACGCTTACAACCAACATTGTGTTCTCGAAAGTTATAAATACGGAAGACCATATGCAGCTTGGCATTACCACGATAGAAACAAAAAGATAGTTGAGTATAGTGATGTCGTAGCGGCATTCATACCTAAAGATACCACATCCAAAGGAACAGAAAGCACACTAAAAGAAGCTCAGAAAAAAGAAAAAAAATATGTAATAATAACTTAGTTGTTATATACTTATATACATATATACGGAGGAAATGTTATGTTAAAACTAACATCCGTAAAGTTATTGGACAATCTATATAAAAAGTTTAAGATAAGCAACTTAGACGATAACTTTACATTACAAAAACTAATCAATCGTTCAATGGATTTGTATGTTCATGATGATAGATTTAGAAAACAAATAAATGAATGGGAAAACCTTAAACCAAGTGGGAGTGCATTATGAGAGGTGATATAATAAAAGCTAGTGAGTTACATTTCAAAGCTCATATAGAAAAGCACAGAATCAATGTAGAAAATCTGTTAGATAATAGTGTGGGTGTTGCAGAACATGCTGATATTATGGAAACGATAGAAAAGGAATTAGAGATTATGGCTGAGTATGATGACAAGCTATCTATCTTAAATAAATACTTTACCATAGATAATGGTTCTAAAGGGGTTTTGCATGGCTAAGAAAAAGATTTTATTACTATCAGATGATTTAAGAATGTCATCCGGTGTAGGCACAATGTCAAGAGAGTTCGTTTTAGGGACTCTTAAACATTACGAATGGGTACAAATAGGTGGGGCTATAAAACATCCTGATGAAGGTAAGATTATAGATATGAACGAATCCGTAAGAAAAGATACAGGCATAAAAGATGCTTACCTTAAAATATATCCCACTAGCGGTTATGGTAATCCTGATATGATTAGACAGATTATCCGTATGGAAAATGGGGTAGATGCAATACTACACTATACAGACCCAAGATTTTGGGGATGGTTATATCAGATGGAGCATGAGCTAAGAAGAACCACACCAATATTTTACTACAATATATGGGATGACTTACCTTACCCAAGATGGAATGAACCATTCTATGAAAGTTGTGATTTGATTATGAACATATCTAAACAGACAGTTAACATCGTAGATAACGTTTGTCAGATAAAACCAAGAACAGAGTGGGACAACACTTATATCCCACATGGTATAAATGAAAATAACTTTTATCCTGTAGACTCTTCACACAAAGAATGGGGAGACTTACTTCAGTTTAAAAGAAACGTAACAGGTGGTAAAGATTATAAATACATAGTGTTTTGGAACAATAGAAATATCAGAAGAAAATTACCCGGTGATGTCATAATGGCTTACAAACAATTTTGTGATATGTTACCAAAAGAAGAAGCTGAAAAATGCGCTCTCGTAATGCATACTCAACCTCGTGATGAGAATGGTACAGATTTGCCAGAGGTTGTAAAACAATGCTGTCCCGACTACGATGTTATATTCTCACATCAAAAGTTAAACGATAGAGAACTTTGTTTTTTATATAATATAGCGGATGTAACTATTAATATGGCTTCCAACGAAGGATTTGGTTTAGGGACTTGTGAAGCTCTAATGTGTGGCACACCAATATCTGTTAATGTTACAGGTGGACTACAAGACCAATGTGGTTTTAGATATAAAGGTGAATTACTAACATATAAAGATTATAGTTGGGTGCATTCTTTGCATGATGAAAAGAAATGGAAAGACAATTCTGATTTGACTTGGGGAGATTGGGTAAAGCCGGTATGGCCATCAAATAGAAGTTTGCAGGGTTCAATACCTACACCATACATTTATGATGACAGACCTCGTTCAGAAGACTTTGCTGTTAGATTAAAGGAGTGGTATGATATGGGAGACGAAGAAAGACAAAGATGTGGTAGGTTAGGTCATGAGTTTGTAATGAGTGATGATGCCAATATGTCAGCTACCGCTATGTCAAATTTATTCATAGAACATATGGATACAGCATTTGAGAAGTGGACACCTCGTAAACGATTTACAATGTTTAAAGCATAGGAGTTATAATGAAACCATTAATGTTAATTACAGGACCAGTTGCTACGAGAAGTGGATATGGTTCACATAGTAGAGATTTAGTCAGAAGTCTGATAGCTATGGATAAGTTTGATATAAAGATTAATTCACTTCGTTGGGGTAATTGTCCGATGAATGCTTTAGATGAGAGTAAACCAGAGGATGTTGAAATACTTAGTAGAATACTCAATACGAATGAACTACCGAAACAACCAGAAGTTCATATACAAATTAGTGTACCAAATGAGTTTACACCAATAGCTATATACAACATAGGTATAACAGCTGGTATAGAAAATACAGCACCTAAAGCTGAGTGGATACAAGGTATGAATCGTATGAATATGAATATAGTTCCATCTAAGTTTGTTAAAAATACATTTGAATCAGTTTCTTATGAAGAGATAAATGAACAGACAAAACAAAAAACAGGCGAACTAAAATGTACATCACCAATAGAAGTTCTTTTTGAGGGTGCTGATACTAAAATATATCGTAAGACAAAAGATATATCAGATGAATTAAAAGCTGAGATGGATAGTATAGAGGAAAGATTTGTATTCCTATATACAGGTCATTGGTTACAAGGTGAATTAGGACAAGATAGAAAAGACACAGGAAGTTTGCTGCAGACTTTCTTAGAAACATTTAAGAACAAACCTAATCCTCCAGCATTAGTTATGAAAACAAGCGGTGCTACTTTCTCTATTATGGACAGAAATGAGATTAGGGGTAAGATAGAAGAGATAAAAGCTAATGTAAAGGGTAAGTTACCTCCTGTTTATTTCTTACATGGTGACCTAAGTGATGAGGAGATGAACCAATTGTACAACCATCCAAAGGTAAAAGCTCATATCACTTTTACACATGGTGAAGGTTTCGGCCGACCTTTATTAGAAGCTAGTCTGTCAGAGAAAATAGTTATCGCTCCTAATTGGAGTGGTCACTTAGACTTCCTAAATAAGAACAACTCAGTTCTTTTGCCCGGTGTAATGACGGATGTACACAAATCAGCATTACCGAAAGATATATTGGTTGAAGGTGCTAAATGGTTTACTATAAACTATCAATACGCCTCACAGATTATGAAAGATGTGTTTAAGAACAACAGAAAGTATGTTATGATGGCTAAGAGGCAATCTATGTATAATAGGGTTAACTTTTCTATGGATAAAATGACCAAAGAATTTAGTAAAATATTAGACAGATACTTACCTAAGTTTGAAGAACAACCAAAACAAGTTGATTTGAAGTTACCAAAACTAAAAAAGGTTGGTGACAATAAACCAACAGAAATAAAATTACCGAAACTAAAGAAGGTGTAATATGGAACAGAAATCAAAATGTCCTTTATGTAATGATTTGTATGACAATTGTTTTGTAGAACAAACAACGATAGAGGATAAACCATTTGAATCTTATATGTGCTTTCAATGCGGTATGACTTCCAATTCTTATCTAGCTTTTGATAGTGAGAAGTTAGAGGAGTATACTAAAAATCACAGCGAACTGATGAACGACTTGAAGATAATGGATGAGGAAAGGGGTATAGTGTGGTTCCCATCTGTAATCAATATGGGAGAAAAGGGTATTATATATCCTGATGGAACTCTTACTGATTGGCATTGGTATTACGCAAAGGTTATAGACATACCTAAAGAGGACAGAGAAAAATACGATGGTCACGAAAAAAGACTAGATGTCGATAACGCTGAGAGGTTTGGTCAGTTTGAGTTTATGGAAGCTTGTAAATCTATGGGAATAATAAAAGACAATGGCTAAATTACCTTATAGTTGGAACAAAGTAAGTCCTGGTGATATCATATCATTTGTGTATGAGAACAGAGAGGGTAGAAAACTAAGAAGAACTATATTAGTGTTAGACCCTAAGTTGAGAAACAAAGCTAAAAATCCAGTAAGTCAATATTTGGTGCATGGTATTCAGTTGGAAGTATCAAACCAACCAACATTAACACAAATTAAAACACTTTTAGAACAAGCAGGTGTAACGGAAATAGTAGATGAGCAAAAAAAGATATATAGGGTTAGGTTACAATCAGATGCTAGAGGAACCTATAGAAAGATGAAAAACATAATCAGTAAATATGGTATCTACAGAAGTTATAGTTATGATAAAGCTAGAAAGAGTTCAGTAACATTAGAAGATTTAAGACTACCAACACAATTTGTACAAGAGTTGAAGAATGAAAATTAGCTACGGCATTACAGTTCACAATGAAGCTGAAGAACTAAAGAACTTACTAGAAGTACTAAATAAAAATATAGATAAAGAAGATGAGATAATAGTTTGTGTAGATGGTGATGATGAAAAGGTAGAGGCTGTTTTGGGAGAGTTTCTATCTGAAAGTAAAGCTATAGTATATAAAAGAAAACTTGAAAAAGATTTTTCAGCTCAAAAAAACTCTGTTATAGAAAAGAGTAGTGGTGATTACATCTTCCATATAGATGCGGATGAGTATCCAAATGAAATACTTTTACAACAGTTAAAAGAAATACTAACAATAAACGATGTAGACCTAATTTGGATTCCACGAGTAAATACAATTGATGGTATGACGCAAGAGGATATACAGAGATGGGGTTGGAGAGTTACAGAAAAAGGTTGGGTAAATTATCCTGATTATCAAGCTCGTGTATTTCGTAATAGTGAGAGTATAAGATGGACTAGACCATTGCATGAGTATATTAAAGGTTGTGAGACATACTCACATTTACCACCACATGAGGAGCTAAGTTTATATCATCCTAAGACTATACAAAAACAAACTGAACAAAATATGTTCTACAATCAGAACTTTAGTAAAGAAATGAATGTGAGGAAGATGTGATATTTTACAGAATTATGGATAACAAACTCTATCACGCAGGAGAAGTTGATAGGTTAGGATTTGAAGAATCGGAGGGTTATAGAATACCAGATGAGTATTTAGATAAAAAAGAATTTATGGTTATGAGAACTTGTCATGGGTTAGGTGATTGGGGTATATTATCATCTTTACCAAGAATGCTAAAAGAAAAATATCCTGATTGTAGGGTTTACGTTCCATCACCAAAGCTTTTAGATAATCTTTTTGGTCATCTAAAACATGAGTGGGGAACTTTTGATAACCCATTTGAAAATGTCGTACATATATTTAAAAACAATCCGTATGTGGATGCTTTCAAAGATTACTTCGATGGTGAAGTATTCCACGACCATTACAGAGTTTATGATAAAAACAAAAAAGATATACCATTAGCAAAACAAATATTAAAGTTCTGGCAAATGGAAGATATAAATGATGATTGTTTACCTGAATTATATTTTTCCGAAGAAGAAAAAAAGATAGGAGATAAACTTATAAAGGATTATGTTGGTGATAAGGAGTTTGGTTCTTTACTTATAACATCAAGGTATGAGAGTAAAGGAAATGGATTTAATCAAAAACAGACAGAGGATATACTAAGGTATTTTTTAGATAAACATGATTTACCATATTTTTACTACACATATAAACCCAAAGAAGAATTTCCATTTGATTTTGATGGCTGTTTTGATATGAGAAATGTTGATATTAGAATACAATTATATATTAGAAGTAAAGCTAAACTTAATGTTGGAAATCATTGTGGTGTTTTGGACAGCGTAGCTGGTAACAGTAAAGTTTATCAAGTTCAAAGGGTTTTTCCTATGAACCAAAATAGGATACTTTCTGAGATATATCTTAATGGTGAAAACTATCAAACAATGATAGATGGTGATGAGTTCAAATGTAAAATACTTAATTATTTGCCGGATAAAAATTCAGCAAAAACAACAACATCTCTGAAGTGGAAATCAGATTTTATAGATTTCTTTAAGGATGATAAATTTAAGAAAATGAATGCATTGGAAGTTGGTTCATCTTTAGGCCATACCACTAGAGTTATGAGCTTTCTTTTTAATAATGTCACAGCGTTGGACAACTTAGAAGAGAGACATGTAATATCAGGAAAGATGAATAAGGATAGAGACAATATAAATTTTAGAGTTATGGATGTCTACAATGAAGCTTGGGATTTCGAAAATATGGGTGTAGTGGTTATAGATTGTATTCATGACTACCAACATGTGAGGATGGATATACAAAATTCAATAGATAAGTTTGATAAACCATATATAGTTTTTGATGACTATGGTTTATTTCCTGATGTTAAAAAGGGTATTGATGAATTTATAGAAGGGGGAAAGTTGAAAGTTGTAAAAAAGATAGGAATGTCTGCCGGATTTGAGTTTACAAAAACACTAAATAAAGTTTTAAAAGATTGTGAGGGTTTAATATGTCAAGTAATGTAAAGAAAGAGTTTTTAGATTTGGGTAGACATCCAATCGCTAATGCATTTCTACATACAAAAGAGGATTTTAAAGATGAATTTATGTTTGATTTAAAGGTGTGTTGGGATGAGGAAACAAAGTTAGTTTCTATAAAAGAGTTTGTGGAACCAGAAAGAATATTTAATGAGGACTATCCATACAATACTTCCAATTCTTTTCCAATGATACAACATTTTAAGAATACCGCTAAAATGTTAGATATGAAGTTTCAACCAAAGAAAGTTTTAGAGATAGGTTCTAACTCAGGTCCTTTTATAGAAAACTTTAGTAAAGTAGATTCAGTATGTGTGGAACCATGCGATAATTTTGCAGAGGTAACTGAAGGTATGGGATACAAAACTCATGTAGATTTTTGGACAACCGATTTAGCTGAAAAAATTGTAGAGGAAGATGGTTATATGGATTTGATATTTGCAGCTAATTGTATCTGTCACATACATGATTTGGATGATACATTTAAAGCAGTAAAAAAGGTTCTAAAACCAAATGGTATTTTTGTATTTGAAGACCCATCACTACTCAGAATATTAGAAAGAGGTTCATATGACCAAATATACGATGAACATCCACATATATTCTCAGTAACTGCTTTAGATAATTTACTTAAAAGAAATGGACTACAAATATTTAGTGTAGATAATTTATCAGTACATGGTGGTTCTAACAGAATCTACGCTTGTCACTTTGATGGATTTACAATAGGAGATAGTGTAAAGTTCAATCTAAACGAAGAATCTGTGTTTGGTATCAGTAACTTTGAAACTTACGAAATATTTGCAGATAGAGTTGCTAATTCAAAAAAGAAGTTGATGAGTCTATTTGAAGACTTAAAGAGTGATGGAAAAAAGATAATGAGTATAGGTGCTACAGCAAAATCAACCACTGTATTTAACTATTGTGGTATAGACAATAGTATAGTAGATGTAATAACAGACACCACTATTGACAAGCAGAATACATACTCTCCTGGCGCTCACATTCCTGTGGTATCTCCTGATAAGGTTAATATGACAGATTATGACTACGCTTATTTAGGAGCTTGGAATTTTAAAGATGTTATCATAAACAAACAAAGAGACTTTGTAGAAAATGGTGGTAAGTTTATAACTCATGTGCCTGATGTAATGACTTTCTCATAATGAAAATTGGATTAATAGGTTATGGTTATTGGGGTAAAATATTACTACCAAAGTTAGAAAACTTTGGAGATGTGGTATTTGTGTGTACCTCAAAAGACAATTATAAAGAGAGACTAAAAGAGGTTGATTGGGTTGTCGTAGCTACACCAAGCCAAACCCACTATGATATCGTAAAGTATTGTTTGGAAGCTGGTGTAAATGTTTTTTGTGAAAAGTCTTTAACATTAGACTACTATACTTCTTTTGATTTGTATTCCACAGCTGAATTATACAATGTAAAGCTGTATGTAAATGATGTTTTTATGTTTAGAAACAAAATAGAAAATATTAAAGAGTCTATAAGTGATGAGATAAATGTGAACTGGTTGAAACAAGGTAGGTCTGATTATGGTAAATTTATTATGTCCAATTTATATAATTTAGCTTGGCACGACTTCTATCTACTACACAATATACTTGGAGAAGATTTTTCTGATATTAAAAAAATAGACACAAAAAGAACACTAAGTTTTTCTATGAAGTTGGGTGGTAAAAAAATAAATTTCTGTTACGACAGATTAGCAAAAGAAAACTCACATAATATAAATGAAGTTAATCTAATGCATGATGGTAATGATGCTGATGCATTAGTTGAGATGTTTAAGTATGTTTTTAGTAATGATGACTATTCAGAAAATAAAGATAGAACATTATTTTGTGCTAGACTAATTGACAAATTAAGAGATGATTTATTTATAAATATAGATGTTGTTGGTGGTGGTATATTCGGAGTTACTTGTGCTTGGATGTTATCAAAGAACGGATACTATGTTAGATTGTATGAAAAAAATAGTGATGTAATCAGTTCAGCTTCAGCCATAAATCAATATAGATTACATAGAGGTTATCATTATCCTAGAAGTGATGAAACAGCTTTACTATCTAAAGTTGGAGAAAAGTCTTTTTTAGAATACTATGGTGATACGATTATAAAAGATGTGGAAAATCATTATTGTATAGCTAGTAAGGATAGTAAAGTCACCAAAGAACAATTTGTTAGATTTATGGAAAGAATTGATTTAGAATATGAAGAGGTAGATACAGATTTAGTAAAAAAAGAAACCATTGATTTATGTGTA